TTAGCCAAAACCCTTGCAGGGCAGACGATTATAGCTATTGCCCAAAGGTAGTTGAAGTTTCTGTAGTTGTGCTTGTGTTTATCTGTCGGCTTATTGTCGTTACTGTGTCTAACCCTGGGGTAATTAGAGTTTCTTGTAAAGAAAAAGCTGCTCCATTGTTTATGATTGACCAACGAGGTATAGCTTCTAAGTTTGGTGAAGTCCAATTAAAATTTACTCCCCCGACTGTTTGGTTATTCGTAGTCGTAGGAGTAGGGTTGATATATCCTGTTTCAGATTGGATATTATGTCCTGACGCTGAGTACGAATATCCTGTGCGGTACTGGTGGCTTGTGATGACTTCATTTATTACTTGTTCTGATGTACTTGAAGTTTGAGAAGAGCCAGAACGAAACTGGGGCACTACAGGAACAGCAAGTGTTCTTATAGGTAATGCTAATAAAACCAGCAACCAAAGTCTAGTCAATCGTAATAGTGACCTTAGTAGATCCTATACAGCTAGTACCACTTCCTCCAGCCGTGCAAGTATGAATCCCAGAACTTAACGAAGTAAGTGCAAGGTTTCCTGCTGTCCCACCCGAAGCTACAGTTGTCGTTCCACCTAATACTGGTAATGCTGCGATACCACTAGAAGGAGTCACAGCAGATGGAGTGCTATCTCCCATAGTTACCGACTCGGTTTTTGAGAACGCTGAACCGCTAGTGGTTATTGAAGTATCAGTTTGAATCATTGCTGGAACGCCATCAGTTAACGACCCAACATTGATCCCTCCAATTTTTCCTGATGTTGTAGTATCTCCCACAGTTACAGATGGAGTAATATTGTTTCCGCTTAAAGAGTAGGTTGTACCAACTTTTTGTGTGGTTACGAATGGCATATCCACAGTTATCTGGGCAGATGTGACAAATTCCTGTTTTATATCAGCAAAAACAGCCGATGGTAAAAATAGAAGTAAAGCAAACAGTTTTTTCATTTGATACCTACTTTGTTTTTACTATTATCCTCTATTTTAGGGGCATTATTGTTCTTTTTCTTACCAACTTGCAAACCGAAAGAAGCTAAACTTCCCGAAAAGATCGAAGCGATGAAGGTTGGATCAAAGTCTACGATTTTCTTCCCACTAGGAGGCTCGTAATAGCTTGCTGTTAACATTCCAGCAGACCAAACAAGAACCGCAATTTTAACAATCGTTTCGACACGATTACTTTCTTTTTCTTCTTGTTCTTCCATAGAAGTGCAAACTCTTGTCTAATACTAGCAATTTAGCTATGTTTGGGAAGTAACACATATTTATTTCATGTATAAAATTTTAAAACCAATCTTACTTACTTTCTTGACTACGACTGCTGTCAAGAGATTGATAGTAGATTTACTAAAAACAATAGCTAAACAAACAACAAATACTTTAGATGACAGAGCAGTTGACTTATTAGAAAAACAACTTTTTCCAATCAAATGAAAATTACTAAATTTCTCAACATCGATATAGAACCAGCACCTCCAGAAATGGAATTACAAGTTGAAATGCAATGTAGAGAAATTATGAAAGTAGATGATTTAGATAATATAAAAAGATACTGCACACATCTGCTTAGAAAAAAATTTGATCAAGATATTTTTATGGCTTCATTGTTAAACAGATTGATTGAATTAGAAGCTAATCGTGTTGTAGCAGAAATGAGAAAAACAAAACCAAGAAATCCTATCGCAAAGTTTTTTCGTATTCGTTAAGTTCATCATCAGTAAAATCACGAATAAATAATTTATCAATCTTGTCAATTTCATAATTAAATTTTAAAACAGCAGTTCTTATATGTTCTGCTACCCAATTCCCTTTAGAAATTACCTGTGCCTTGCCCCTTTCGTTCATAAATATGTAATGATCTTGTCCTTTCATTTGAACATCTAAAAAATTTTTTTCTAAATTTTTCCGTCTTATTTCTTTAAGTTTGCGTAACTTAAGAATAGATTGTCTAACTGGTTTCATTTTTGATAATCCAAAGGAGGAGGTGTAATCCAATGACGTTTGCCATTAATAATTCTAAAATGTATTTTTAGTAAGGGATCATTTACTAAGTATTGTTTAGGTTTTTTTCTCATTTGTAAATCCTCTGTAATTCTCTGCTGAGTTTTCTAGCATAGTAGTTTCTATGTATCCAATCAATTTTGTAACCGACATTGAAATGAGCTTTTCTACAAACATCAATAAGATTATCCATTAAACGTCTATCGAACTTAAAACCTCTCATCCTTTTTCTCACTTTCTCTCCCTGTTTAAAGTTTATAGAGTTTGTAGACATCCAACCTGTTTTATCAGCAGTTTCATAAGTTTCTAGTCCATTATCTGTCAACATGATGCAAGTGTATCCTGCATGAGTTTTATCTCCTTTCTTACGCAATCTTCGTAAATACAAATTCATTATGTCTCCTGTTTCTTTATTTCTTATGTGAATATATGGTTGAGTTCTTTTTCCTAAGAATATAATTTTGTCAAAATGTTCATTTTCTCTTATATCTTGTAACTCACCTAACTCTTTACCTTTTTGTATGTAATCAGGGAAAAGATATTCTTGACTATCTTCATTGATTGGTGGAACAGTATATGGATGCATATAAGTATCTTCTGTTCCTTTATCAATAAATCCAACAACAATGCCATATTTTTGTTGATTAAGACCTACATAATAAATAATATTATCTCCTACTTTTACTTGTTTATCTTGATTGTGATTTAGATAAAAACTAGTATTCCAATTAGTCTTAGTTTCAAAAACTATCTTTTTATTTTTGGTTAAATATTCAAAATCTAATAAATTAGAATTATTGTATTTTGATTTTGCATATATTGAAGTTTTATATTTTTCTTTTATAGTTTCTGGTTTTCTATCATGATTTCTTTTTAGTTCTTCTAACTGACCTTCAATCTCAAGTAATTCTTCTTTTGTAAGTTCGTGACCACAATTAGGGCAGACCTTTTGTGGTTTAAAAACATAATTACATTGCTTACAAGTTTTAAATATAGGTTTAGCTTTGTTTTTTACTTTTTCTTCATCAAAATCTAATTCCCAATGCCTTTCGATATCTACAAAGTCATGCCTGTAAGTATTGCCAACATGATCTAATACTATTGCTGTTTTTCCTTCTTCTGGTCTAAGGATTCTTCCTACTTGTTGAACATATAAAGCAAGAGAGTTTGTCGGGCGAAGGAGAATAGCTCCTGTTACACAAGGTAAATCAGTTCCCTCGCTAATGATGTCGATAGAAACAACAACACTTATCTCATGGTTTCTTAGCTTATCAAGGACTTTATCTCTCTCAGGTAGTTTCATTTCACCTGTTAATAATTCTGCTTTTACACCTTCTTTTATAAACTTTTCATGCACTTTTTTGGCATGAGCAATATCAACACAAAAAGCAATCGCTGGTTTATTTAATAAATGTTTTTTATATTGTTCAACAGCATCACCAATAATCATTGGTTGATCCATTACTTTTTTTAAATCTTTTTTTTGAAATTCTCCTCTTTTTAATCTACAACCAGTTAAGTCAGGTTGTTTTGCTCCTGCAAACACTTTGTGATTACATAAATAACCCTTTGAAACTAGGTCATTAGTTTGTACATCAGATATAAGTACGTTAAAAAACTTACCTAAAGGTTTGTTATCTAAACGTATGGGAGTCGCTGTTACTCCTACCTTGATGGCATCTTTATATCTTTTGACAATCTTCAACCATGTTGATGCAGCAATATGATGTGCTTCATCAAAAATAATTATGTCAGGAACAAACTTTTCTTTTTCAATGTTTCTGTAAAGAGTATAAACAGAAGCAACTTGTAAAGGTTGAGTATTATCCCTGGGAAAACCAGAGGCGATGATTCCGTATTTAGAATCAATCAAATCAAGCTTTTGACAAGATTGTTTAATTAATTCTCTTTTATGAACAAGAACCATTACTTTCTTGCCTTTACTTACAAAATCTTTTGCTAGCTCTGAAAAGATAACTGTTTTACCAGCACCTGTAGGCAAGACAAGTAAGGGAGACTTGTTTTGATTTTGCAGTTGAAGATTTAACTGCTCAAGAGCAGTGGTTTGATATTCTCTTAGTTGCATTGGAAGGTAGTTAGAGTTTTAAAAAGGTAGTTCTTCGTTTACAGATTCGATCTTCTGTGGATTAATGTTGCCAAATATTCCGTATGGTCCATCCATCGCTTTAGAGTAGATTTGTACACACTTAGTTTTAACTTTCTCTTTTTTGTTGAAATCGTAGACTTCTCCATCTTTAGCTTTTGAATTTACTAGGTTCTGTAAATGATCTATCAAATGAGTTACAGAGTCAACAGGAATTGTTAGACTCAAGACTTGTTTCTCAGGATCAAATCTATCGTCACTAATGTTCCACTTGATTGGTAATGGAAGTGCTGGGTTGAAATCAGGCATGATTAAAAAATTCTTTTAATAAGTTGTTTAAAAATTGGTTAGTAGAGAGATTGCTCGATTTGCAATGCTCTCTAACACGAGCAGCTAATTCATCAGAAGTACGCACCCCTAAAACATTTCGATTAAGGTTTTTTTTCTGGGCTGCTCTTCTCTCTTCAAGTTGTTTCATAATTGCTTGTCCAGAGAAGTCTGCTTCTTCTGTAGTCATAGTGTGTCATCTATTTTTGATATAGCATGACTTAAAAACTCACCATGTAAAGCAGTTGTAATATGTCTAGAAATCTTTGGATCTTTGATTCCAAACTTATTTCTAAATGATTCAACAAGTTCTTTCATCTTATCAGGGTTTGATTTACCAAGATTTGAAAGTTGCTCAAGTAGTAATGTTCTTGCCTCTCTTGAAATAGGAGGATCAGTTATTGCTTTTTCAGAGACAGGAGCTAATTCTTGATTAGGTTTTGTTGGAGTGTTAGCAGTACCAATTTTTGGAGGTGGAGGTGTTTGTTTAGCTTCATCAATTTCGATCTGTGCCCATAATTCATAAGCAAGACCAAAATCTTTACAAGCACACGCACATAGACATCTACGATGAGAATTTTGAATGCTATTACAACTTATTTTTTCAAGAGGAATAGGTCTATTTGCATTGTCTGTAATTGCAAAAACATTAAAAGATGTTTGTTTACCAGTTTCAATATGTTCAAAATAGCCCATAAGGAAACCTGTATTATCAGGTGCAACATGAACATAAGAAAAGATATCTCCATTAGGATTGCTAGGTTTTAAAAAAAACTGCCATCCAGGAGCGTGTTCTCTTAATAACTGTGCTGTTTTAGCCCAAGGAACATAATCAAACTTCATCTTTTTATAAAGATCAGAAGTTTTGATTACACCAGCTAAATTTGGAAGTGAAGTAGTGGTCATCAGTAATTGTTTACTTAGGATTAATATTACAACAATATTATGTTTACTGCAAGGCTGATTGTAATAAAGTATTGAATTGTTCTGGTGTTAACACAACTCGCCATTCTCCTCCCCTAAATCTAACCATACTTGCAACGAAGTCTACACCTGCATTTTTTCTTTGTGTTTCTACTTCCCTGGGTTTTACTAAACAGGCTCGACTTTTATCTTTATAATCACAAACTTGTACAACACAATTTGGTATACCATAAATATCTCCAACATCATCTGGAATCCCTGCTGCAAGATTACGTTTGCATTGAAAACCAGTAACTTCTGTTAGAAGTTCTGCTGCTTCTCTTTCTGCCTTATCTCCTTTTCTTTTATTTGGATTAGTCATCCTTGTAATTCTCGAATCCGTCTTTGAATATCATCGAATGCTACAACATATTCTTTGTCATTAATTTCATTTTGAAACCATTGCCATTCAAGTGTTGCAATTTCATTGTTGAGTTTTGTGATCAAATACTTTTTTCTTCGATCAAGTTCTCGATAAAAACATTTCATCTCATTACTTTCCATTTTCTTCTTAGTTTTGCATTTAATTGTTTTGTTTTTTGTCTTTTAAGACTTAGATAAGTGTCATTAAGTTCATCAATCAAGTGAGTAAAATCTCCTTGAGATGACATTTCTAATGACCTTTCAAAGTTAACTATAGATGCTTTGATTAGTTCTAAATCTCTACCTGAGACATCAAGTATATATCTCATTTTTATCCCCCTAGTCTTTTGATAGCTTCATGATGTTCCTGATCAAGAATTGCACTAACTTCTTTATAAAGATTTTTATTTTTTTTAAACTTCATTGCTTCTTTTCCTAACTCTGGTAATAGATGATAAACATATGAATGATGTGGTCCTGGATATGCTATTTCTTGATGTGCCATGTATTGCCAAGCAGAAATTTTACTTGGAAACCTTCGCTTATCATAATTATGACGATCTACTATTTTTTGTATAAATTTTGCTTGCTCTTCACAATTTTTTTTCACTATAGTTGGTAACTCTTCTGTTGGTATTTTCATTAATGTCCATAAATTTGTAAATAATTCCTCATAACCAACACCTTTACATTTTCCAAAACTACTTTCATACCATTTACAAGGTTCAAAATTATAATCTTCGACTATATATTTTATTTTTTTATATTTTGATGTTATTGATTTATATATTTTTTCATAGTTTTCTTCATCTTCTATAAAAAAATATTTTCTATTAAAAAAAGTTACTCGATGTTCTTCTCCATTTGGTGTATAAAATTCAAATTCTATTCTTGGAGGTTCTGGAGGTCTTTTGTAATCAGGATATTCACGAAAATCATCTTGTGAAATAAAGGGATTGTAACCTCGTTCATGGAAAAACCATTCTTCAAATTCATCTCTAAAACAATCATTCCATTCAGTTTCATACTTTCTTTTAGTCATCGTTTAGTCCACTCCGAGATAAGTTTTCTTAGCTCCTCGATACGTTTCTGAGCAGCTTCAATTTTGTCTTTTTTTGTCATCAAAACAATTCCTGTTTAACTTCAAACTTTTCCCATGCTTCCTGCCATGCAGTAAGGCATCTTTCTGTAGGTTGATCATCGCCAAGTATGGCAACCTCTGGATATGCCCATAATGTATTACATACATCAGGCACTACATCACAATTTAGTTTCAACATTTCGATGTAGCAACCCAATTGTTTATCTGTGCAATATGGTTCTATCCAATATTTTTCAAGAGTATTTATATATCTAGTATTTGGCCTTTCACGTTTGTAAAAACCAGATTTAGTATTGCCTTTAGTTTTGAGATCTATAAGTCTTATCTGATTAGTAGATCTGTCGTAACCTAATAAATCAAGTTGTCCACCAACTGATTTATCTGGAATAGACATCATAAATTCAATTGCCATAGGTTCAAAATTGGCAAACAATTCGTGATTCAACAATGGAGTAACAATATCGGCATAGTCACCCATATCAATATTACCGTTGCCAAGCATTTGTTCTGCTAAACATTCATGCACTTTTTCTCCTCTAGGCTGCCAGATATATCGATAAGCTTCAATATTTTCTTTTGCTTCTTCTGTTAGTTCGTTACAAACTTCTGTAGTGGAATAAGCTAACCAATCATTAGTTTCTTTGTTGAGATACTTATGTGTCTCTTCATCTCTACAGATTGGAAGTGGTTTTAAAAGTTGGAAGGTTTTCATTTTTAAAAGTCGTAATTTGGAAAGTCTTTAGGATCAATAATTTCTATTTTCTCCTCTTTAGGTTTAGGTTTGGGTATTTTAACCCTAGCAAGGTTTTGATATTCGACACCTTGATAACCATTTGGAAAAGCTTTGTTGCCTTTGGTGTTGTTAATACATTCAGTCCATCCTGGAGGTGGTGTATCTAAATCTTTTAATGTCCACCAACCTTTTTTTATGCCGTCTTTAAGTGTATTAACGACAGATATATCAAATAGTTTTTGCATTATTCAAAACCCCTTTCTGCTGTAAATACTCTTGATGCTGGATGATTATTTTTTGGCTCTTCTACAAACTTAGACTTCTTAATAGGAAATAAATCCTTCCAGCCACCTGTTATAGCGTTTTCAAGAGCTTGTTTTCTGTCCTGTATATGAAATGACCTTAACTTATCAAAGATGCGGTTAGCAACGCTCTGAGTGCAAGATCCACCTTTTTGCTTTCTTATAGGCCACCATTCCATTAAAAGTCCAGAATAATCTTTCAAATCATCAGGTATTAAATCAGCAGTAATATGAGAACCACTAAAAGGATCAACTTTAACTTCTCTAGAAGTCTTAGATTTTCTTTTGGCTCTTCTTTTCTGTTCTTGTCTAATTAAGATCCTGACCAAGGCAGATCTGGAAGTTTCTTCATCTCGATTCATATCTAACCATTTGATCAGATCAGAATCTAAAAACATAGTAATTTTAGTTTTTGCCATTTTGCTCCTTTTCTTGACGTTGTTGTTCGTATTCAAATATCCTTTTCCAACCTGGATATTTGTCAGAAAGATCTTTAGCTACTTTTTGATATTCTTCAAAAGAAACTTTTTGTTTTTTTGGTTTTGCCATTCATTGAGATTAACTATCTCCATTATTATAGCCATACAATGTATGTGTCAAGAGGTTGTTGCGGATGCTAAATAGGAAAAATTAAAAAAATTCCTTTCATTATTCTTATATGTATATATATATTTATATATATATTATTATTATCTATATATATAATAAATATTTACTTACATATAATATATTCTTTTTCTTTTGCTTCTTTTCTTTTTCTTTTTGTCGCCATTCATATAACTCTTTAACTATTACTGTGATATCATGCTAATATTAAACTAGTATTTCGCCTTTAATTATGTTACAGAGAATCAGTATTGGTGTTGAAAAAGAAAAATATGACCAATTAAAAAACCTCTCAAAACCTGGAATGTCAATAGGTTTCTTAATTAGAGAGGCAATTGATTTATTATTAGAAAAATTAGAATCTGAAAAAAATTAAAATTTAGAATGTTTACCTTTTTCTATTAACCAATCAAACTTATCAATCATATTTTTACAATTTTGACATTGTAAAGCTGACCAAGATAAATGATATATCTGACCTAATTCATTACATTTTGGACATTTAATTGTAGCTCCAGAGTATCTCTTACATCTGGAGTAACGTGTAACAGGTACAAATTCAATCATTTTTAATTTCCTCCCAATCATTAAAATCCCACTCTGAAGTATATTTATCTAATACTTCAAATGAATTTATATTTTCTTTAGCTTTAGCTTTTGCTTCTTCTATTGAATCAGCATCTACTTCTATTTCAAAGTAGTTAACTTCTGCACAGGTAATTTTAAATGATTTCATTTTTTAATCTCCCAAATAACAGTCGTAGTGAATGTCTTCCATTATGCAATCAAAAGCTGCATCACAAGCTCTGATATCATATTCATTGATATCAAAATCTTCTTTAGTATCTTCTCGTATGTTCATGGTTGCTTTTAAAACTCTTAGTGCCATAACAGCATCTTTAAATGTTGGTTTGTATTCTTTTTCAAGAATACTTAGATCGTGCTTTGCTTTTTCTACATTTGCGAGTCTTTGTGATCTGGTACTCATTTTTTAATCTCCATATAAGGTGTTTTAGTTTTATATAAATCTTTATTATGATCCCACCAGAGATCGATAATATATTTTTGACTACCGAAAAAATAACCTCTATCTGATTCTCTACATTCTTCAATGTAAAACTCTATAAAAGGTTCATAATAATCTGGATTTAGATTATTATCTTTAGCTAATTCTTTAGCAGCATCAGAACAATGCTCTTCAAACTTTTCATTGATATAAAGACCGTCAAGAGTCTCTAAAGTTTGGTTTTCTAATGGGTTATCAATCATAATTTTTTTTTAGCTAGCTAATTTAGCCATAATTGTTTTAAATAATGTTTTTTAAATGTGATAAGCATTCACTTCTTAAAGCCATAATTACTTTTATGTCCTCTTGTAGGTCATAATGCCTTTCATAGTCTGCTTTTGCATCCTGGAATAATCGCTCTTTAAAAGCGATCTTTTCTTGTTTCCTGTTTTGCAAATCCATAAAATTTGCATTTTCCCATTCTTCTATTTCGTCCTCTTTTTTAACTTTTTTATACCATTTTCTAAAGGTTTGAGGATGTACATCGGGATAAGTTCTAATACATTCATCGATAGTCGCCTTTAAAGACATTTTGCCTTTAATGCATTCTCTTATAGTCTCGAAGCAATCCTCTCTATATTCAATTTGTTTAGTCATATATTAAACCTCTACTAGTTTTTTATTTCTTTTTATTTCTCTTAATGCCATTGCACTTAACGTGTTTTTTTGTTGTAACCCATGTAATAAAAGTGCAAAAGGTTTATTTCCAAAGCATAAACTATCATCTTTATCTATTTCTAACCCTAAACGTTTAGCTTCATTTTCACTAAATACAACTTTGCTATATCTTGAAAAATAACCTTCATCTATTAAATAATCATATTTTCCGCCATAACTAGCGGTTAAATAAAAATTATTAGGTAATAAAACTTTTAAAAAAAAGTCAAGTGATTTACTATAACAATAAAATTTTATATCTTTATTAAACTTAGCTACATTTAACCACGCCTCTAAATATAAAGGGTTATAAAAGTCCCCACTTTCATGTATTCTAAATTTATTAATATTCTTTTTATTAGCTAATAAACTATCGTTTATAAGGTTAGATAACCCGTCTATATCCCTTTTAATTACATAACTATTAATTAAA